ATGACATATGAAGAAGTACTAAAAAAATATCCGCTTAAAAAATTCGATCATAAAAATCATGGCACTTCATATAGTGGATTTCAGGATAGTATAGAAAAAACACGATACGATATTATAGATAAAAAATCAAAGAAAGTAGTAGCTGTACTGACACATACTCAAGTAAATGAGGGCGTGCATACAGTTGAGGATCATTGGAGTTGAAAAATAAAAAGCCTATAGGCTCTTCTAACCTATAGGCTTTATATTTCACTTGAATAGGTTATCAATTTTTATATGACTTCATAACCCCCCCCTACATATTTGAAACTTTATCTACGGCAACAATAAAACAAAGGAAGATTTTATGGTGTATTGTAAATTTGATATGTGACTAAACAACATGCCAAAGCACCAAAAAAAACACCCAAAATTGGAATATAAACCCCAGTAAGTTTTTTGAACCTCTCCTCCTCGAATCTATAAGATAATAGGTATGATTGAATTAACAATAGATAATATTTCAACCTTTCAAATTTAGTAATTGTATGTAACCTACCCGTTGAGCGATCATATAAGAAAAGTTTTTTAATCCATTTTCGTACTAATTCATCAGTTACTACCCCCGGATTATAAGTACTATAAATGTTTATGCCCTTGTAATCTGCTACCGATTCAGTAGAAGTACTAGGGAATATAAAGACCAATAGCATTCCAGTTTTATTATAAGTAACATGCAGATTTGCACCTGTTTGTTTCTTAACATCATTATGTAGGACGTTAGGCGATTTATATGTAATGTGATTGCCTGTTAATTGCATATCGAATGACAATGACACACCATCATAAGTACTATATTTAACCCCTGGAATTTTATTGCACACATAATCATCACAATATAAATTTATTCCGAATCTTTGAGCATCTTTAACAACACCATTGAAAATAGCAATAATATTCTTTTTATGAACAAACCAGTTAAGATTGGAGTAATAACGTAGTTTTTTATCTTTATTGAAAAGATTGGATTGACGTGATAACCATTTTTTCATTGTATGTCCTGGTATGTAATAGTGTGAATGAATTTTATCAGTACTCTACAGATTTGAGCAACAATAAACCACTTACACTGTATACGGACTTCCCTTAACTTCCACCAACCATGATTAGCAGTATCTGGAACAATTGACCTAATGGTACTTGAATCAGTACTACACCGAAGTAGTCCATAATCGGTACTATGATCCAGTTATAGGCGATAACTGCCGTAAGTACGAAACCAAGAGCATTACGCCAGTGAAAACCAGTCTTGTCGATTTCATGTTTGTTCAGTTCAATCTGCCCGTCTTCTTTTGTTACTTTTACTTCCTGTTCGATGGTTTTAGTCTTGATGAAAAAATCCATGCCTTGTTTTATTAATCCTAATATTACACCAATCATTCGATGATCCCCACACAATAAGCCCAAATGAGTTTTCCTTTTACAAATAGTTTTGTTGAATCGATTAAGTACACACTCATGATTTGATCATTTAGTTTCCATTCATATGTACTTCCATCAACTAAAGGTTGTTCTTTTTCATAACAGATATTCATGAAACTTTCGAATTTGATATCTGTTTTCTTTAATCCTTTCTTCTGTTTCTTACCAAGAAACATAACACTTAATGGCATACTGTTAGCCAATGGGGTACTACCATCTAATTGAATGTAGTGTGTCATTTCTCCATAATGTTGTTCAAAATTCATATCATCCCTTCCGTACTTTAAAAGTACCTTTAATATCTTTGATTATTAACATCGCACCCTTTTCACCATTCCTATAGAAGTCATACACCATCTTGCGGCGTTTTTCTTCTCTTAGTCCGATAACACGTTTGCCCTTCTTGGCATTAGTATCAATCATTCGTTCCTTTCCTTTCTGCTTGACTACCTTATATCGACCACTTTTAATATTACGTCTTAGACCGTTTATGTTACCAAAACGATCCAGCTTTGCCCCCGAGGTGGGAACAAACTTATTAATCATGCTGGGCTTAACCAATATGTCATATAGGTAACGTGCCTGTACGTCTTTGATCATGATAGTAGTAGTAACACCCGCACCACGGCGGTTATAGAAGAACAGCATCGAACGCTTAGTGAATGCCACTGGCCCAAGGTCAATCGACTTATCCATATCGGCTTGTATCTTCATGGACAGTGCCCGAGAATCATTAATGATTTTCTTTACTACTTCCTCAGTAATACGCTTACCTTCTTTATTGATGTATTTGACAGAATTCCTTGTATCAATTTTTACTTTCACATTAACACCTCTATTAACCTTTGAAGTACACCGAAGGTTTCACCCCTGTCTTTTGGTAGACGTGCCTTAACCATTACTGCCTTGTTTAAGTAATCATGGCGAGTACCGAATATGGCGATTAATGCCGCTTCAACTAATGCCGCTTGATTAACAGTCTTGAAGCACCATAGAATTGACTTCTTATACTCCATACCACTATCAATCATTTCTTTAACTATCTTGGATGAACTTGTATAGGTTTTCCAGTTAGATTCCTTGGAAGTATCTTTTAACTTACTGAAGTCTTTAATACACTTATAAACCTGTTTTACACCTATATAATACTCACAACTATCTGGAAAATGGATTAGATAAACAAATCCAGTGACCTGCTCCCCGTTGATTAACACACCGCGATGTTAGTAATGTCTTCATAAGTCACTTGAGGACATCCCCATGAAGAAGCGTTTTTCCGACGAACAGATCATCAGTATTCTCCGCGAGGCCGAAGCCGGAGTTTCTGCCCGTGAGCTCTGCCGTAAGCACGCCATTTCAGATGCCACGTTTTACACATGGCGTAAGAAGTATGGCGGTATGGAGGTGCCTGAGGTTAAGCGCCTGAAGTCGCTTGAGGAAGAGAACGCCAGACTCAAGAAGCTGCTTGCTGAAGCCATGCTGGATAAGGAGGCGCTTCAGGTGGCTCTTGGGCGAAAGTACTGACGACAGACCAGAAGCGGGAAGCCGTGGAAGTTATGTGCGAGGCTACGGGTCTGTCGCAACGTCGTGCCTGCAGGCTGGCAGGTCTGTCCCTGTCAACCTGCCGTTATTCGGTTCAGCGTCCGGCTGCTGACGCGCAGCTGTCTCTACGCATCACAGAGCTGGCACTTGAACGCCGCCGTTTTGGTTATCGGCGTATCTGGCAGCTTCTGCGGCGTGAAGGTCTTTGTGTTAACCACAAGCGGGTTTACCGTATCTATCAACTTAATGGCCTGAGGGTAAAACGCAGGCGACGTCGTAAAGGGCTGGCAACAGAACGTCTGCCGCTGCTCCGCCCGATGGCGCCCAATCTGACCTGGTCGATGGATTTCGTCATGGACGCACTGGCCACCGGTCGCAGGATTAAGTGTCTGACCTGCGTGGATGATTTTACGAAGGAATGCCTGACAGTCACTGTTGCCTTCGGGATTTCAGGCGTGCAGGTCACGCGTATTCTGGACAGCATTGCGTTGTTTCGCGGCTATCCGGCTACGATAAGAACTGACCAGGGGCCGGAGTTTACCTGCAGAGCACTTGACCAGTGGGCTTATGAGCATGGCGTGGAGCTGCGCTTAATCCAGCCGGGCAAGCCAACGCAGAACGGATTTATTGAGAGTTTCAATGGACGCTTTCGCGATGAATGCCTGAATGAGCACTGGTTCAGCGATATTACTCACGCCAGGAAAATCATTAATGACTGGCGGCAGGATTATAACGAGTGCCGTCCACATTCGTCGCTGAATTACCAGACACCATCTGAGTTTGCAGCGGGCTGGAGAAACAGAAAATTAGAAGGTAATCAAACCGACATTACTAACTGATCGTTGTATCTGAGACTGGGGGCAGGTCACCAGCATGTTCCAGTACATCATCAATTTCCCATTCATCCTTGAAAAACATATTCCATTCTTCAGTCATTAAGAACCGCCCTGATCATTTGATCAACACGATTAGGTGTCTGGCGATACCAGATTGAATCTTTCACCTCAATGATTGCGGTTGCATAGTTCCCTGCTTTAAGTGCTGCTAAGAACTTCTTAAACTGGCGTGTCTTGGTCAATCCGAGTTGAAAGACCATGAGTACCATAAAGTCATTCCATTTGGATTGCTTCGGTAGGTTAAGCCCTAATGACAGTACATCACTTAGTGCGATAGCAATATCGAAGTCCAAGAGCTTGTCTGCTTCGACATCAGTTAGTCCTTGTGTGAAGTCTTCGCCTTTCAGAACTAAATGCCCATAACCAATGGTTGAAAATCCAAGACTGTCCTTATATGTCCAGAATTTCCCATTCTTGTAGTACCCAAGTTTTGTCTGATACTGTTTAGTACCTTCATAAATTTTTAATTGTTCTTTCATATCCATTTTGAAATTCCTTTTCATTGATGGAGTATTTAGTAGTGACGAAAAAAAAGAGGCCGTTTAAGCCCCTTTATTAGTACGCTCATGTAATAAGGTTGAGATAATTGCGATATCCTTCTGAATACCTTTTATGTCAGACCTTAATTCTTTTATTTCTGATATATCGAGTTCAACGCCATCCACTTTTTCTTCTAATACTGATACTCGACTTTCCAGATTACTAATCCTTAGTTCTTTTTCTTTATTGTCGTTTTTATATAAATTAGCCAATGCCCATGCACCTGAAATAACCGCAATAATAGTACCTATAATCCATTCCATTATAAGATCCTTTGTTAGTTATTATTATTATTATTTAGTATCCAGTAAAACTTGCTAATGCTATTTGAAAACCATTATTACCCATTGCTTGTCTATAAGTTCTTTGATTCATACTGATATATTGCATACTAAAAGAAGTAGCATTATTACGTCTTATTACTAACCCAGAGTAACCAAGAACTTCACCATCATCACTAACGTTACCAGGACATTGACTAAAGCAGAACCACGGGTCAGCAAACGGTACTGTAACTGTAAGAACATTTGATAGATCGGCAGTAGCGGGGGCAGTTAGAAACCCCCTGATACGTGGCATTGTGCCAGCACTGGCAGCAGACCATATTAATTGCCCTGCCGCATTTCTTACATCAAGATACCCACTGACCGGATTTGCCGTATGCGTGGAAGTCATAAAACGTCCGATATTTCGCTGAAACATTGACGCACCAGGAAAACACCAACCACCATTGGTTTGTATCTGGAACCAATACTGTGTTGTATTCTGATTGACTATCACACTTGAATCTAAAGCCCCAAGTTGTCCACCATTACCAAAAGCACAAGTTATACCCGTATAGTATCCAAAATCTTGAAGATTGCCCATTGCCTTAAGTCCACCTGTCATGATGGACTTGTTTGTACTATCAATTGTTAAAGCACCGTTGGCATTGTATAATTCAAAACCTGACATATTACACCGCCCACTTATAAACGTTGAATGAGTAAGTACCTAATTGCCCACCACCTAATAAGTTATTAACTGTCATAGTCCCATTATTACATATGCAATAATACACATTTATATACTGATTTGTCGCATTAGCAGAATGAGCAAACCAGCCTGTACTTCTCATATCTGGAATGTTAAAAGTAAAAGTTGCTGGGGGATTTGTTATAGTATATGTTCCCATAAAACGGATATTGTAATCCCCCAAATCAACTACAAGTTCTGCATTCGCATTCCAGCACTGTAATCCCTGTGCCATATTATTCCTCTATCTGTTACCATAGACCTAAACGAACACGTAGAGTGCCATTTGCGTCAAAGATTTGTATTAAATTATTTGTTTGTGTCATTCTGCCAGTAGTACCGTTACCATTCATCTGAAAAGTACCAGACTTGTTAATCTGCCAACCTCTAGTATTATTTACAAAATCATTACTTTGAATAGTATTACCAATTTTAGCGTTAGTTATTTCACCATCGATTATCTTAGCGGCGTTGATTGATGCGTTTGCTATCTTGGCATTCGTAATTGCCGCATCTGCTATATAGGCAGAACCAATACTTCCCTGTTGTATCATTGCCGTTTTGATGTAAGTATTACCATTAACAATAGCAAATGGAGCTGTACCGCCAACAGTCGCAGATGTCGAACCGCTTACAATGAACTTTTCAGCAGCAAAATAGATTGCAGAGTTATTTGCAGCACCAGATGAAGCAACAAGGCGAATCCCCGAAACAGTACCGTTAGCAGCAACTGATAATGAATATTCAGCATTGACATTAGCAGTATCTGCCTTTGCTACCATTTGTTGGTTAACAGTGGCAATCTGATTGTCGGTACTGGCTTTCAATTGAGTGATAGCCTGTGTTTGTGCTGAATTGTTTGTAACTACTGTCTGATTCAATTCAGTGATCTTGGCAGTATTACCGTTAACAGTGTTTCTCAAAGTAGAGACTTGTGTATTAGTGTATGCTGAACTTTCGTTTACCGCATCTTCAAGAATATCATCAAGTCGCTTATCTAAATCCAGAATACTATTAATTTCATTCGCATCCGATTCAGTGAATTGATACTTGGAATTGATACTTATAGTCTGTTCTGGTGTGTATAGAACATTATCAGTACCGAATACATCAAAGAAACCAATCTTAACTTTATATTCACCATCAGCGATATTAGGTACTGAATCGAATTCAGGCTTATTTGAAATGTATGATGTAAACACCGTACCACTTGCCAATGAGATTACACATCCAGCATAATCACGTTCAGTTGATGGAACCCATGATACGAATAGATTGCCAAAACCACCCCCAATAGTCATACCTGTGGCTTGACGACATTGTTTATTCTCAACAGTGATTTTTACTTCCTGACTAAATGTCCCCGTAGAGTAACCCTGTGCGATGATACCGATTGTTGGTTTTCTTAACTTACCTTCATTAAGAGCAAGGGTGAAATTAAAGGAATTGGTTTGAGAATATAATGTTTTTACTACTGTAGTACCATCATAAATTTTGATTGTATAGTATTTGAAATAATCATTGAATGTACTATTTTTAACTTTTAGTGATTTCTGATTATCCCATGTTAACTGAAAATCAGATGAATCTGTTTCATATTGACCTACCGTTGCATTAGAAAGTACAAGACCAGTAACAGGGGGTAATGTAAAGTTGAAAGATGGAATAAGTCCAGCAACAGTTAAACGATTTGATAATAACCCCAAGTTATTATATGCCACAACTGAGAAGTCATATTCGTCTGTATCGGATAATCCAAATAAATCATAATCAAGTTTCTGTGATGATGTACTACCCGCATAAGTCCATGTGCTTGCTGATGATAACTTATAGTATACATAATACCCACGTAGATATGGATCTTCTGAAGCCGTCCATGACATTGTTACCGAGCTTCCCGATGTGACTGAACCAACACGGGTTACAATAAGATTAGATGGTGGTAATACGCGAAGTTCTGGAAACTGGATGATACCACCCGGCGACCATACCCCACTATCATCACCACCGTCATAAATGCTGTCTGGTGCCTCTACTGCCGTAATATCTACATAACCAATACTTTCCTGATCGGTAGAAACGTCTTTTGATAGGATTTTGAACTTACCAGAAATAGACAATTCATCATTACTGATATTGATTGTATCCCATACTTTTAGATCCCATCCTTCTGAAGTTGTAAAACTCACAGTACGTAGAGCATACTTAGCTTTCCGTACCTCAGTGTTCACAAGGCGGGTTACTGTATCTTTATCATATGCCCATTCATAATCTCGACTGAGTGTGATCACCTGTCCATCTGAACGTACTACTTCATCTGAACTAATATCACTTGGAATACGGAGTACATCAGTCGTATACATACTTTCGGTATTGGTATATTTTGCATCGATTGTATTGAAGTAATCGGTACTCCCTGATGTACTTATTTGTACTGAACCAAACATATTACTTTCATTGAATGAATGTACTGGTAATGTTTTACGGTCAGTTGTCATACATATCTGTCCGGCATGAACATACATGATACCACCGAAAGATTGGAGTACCCCTTCGATATTCTCTTTATAAGTACTTTGATAATTCATTGAACCATTTGCATAGTATTTGAATTCAGAACAATATGCAGCAACAGTACGGAAAGTATCCATATTAATCAAACCCGGTTCAATTGACATACCATACACATCATTAGTCAAATAATCATAGATAATACTTGGTGGATTTGATGAAGCAATTTTAGTACCAGTAACCAAATCATCAATTACTTGACCTTTCATCTCACAAGTCAATGTGAACTGATCATTGGTAAGTCTATTCTTTTCTAAGGATTCTTGAGTCTTCTTAATCACTACTGAAATACTTACTACACCCTTCCCTAAAAACTGATTAGTCCATTTACTTCCAGCGTAACGGGTTGCAAGTGTTTTAGTAGTGGTATAATTCCCACCAAATCGTACTTCAAGTTGAAGGTTATCACGGTAGATACCCGCAATGTTATTGATAGGTACAATACCATCAGCAGTAATCGGACTGTTCAGAACTGGTTCATTATCAATATAAATCTGTTTGATGTACTTCTCTACACCTGCATACGCTACGGCCTGTTCACTGAAAAGGTACTGTGAAGAACCATCAGGAATGTTATACCATCCATTGATTGAACCAGTCAGTACGAATGATCCGCCACTTGAACCATCTTTATGCGGTAACTGACCACCATAGATTACGGGCAATCCAGTATTAGGACTCACAGAACGTGTGGCGTTTGTCGATACATCAGCAGCACTTGAAAGGCCAAACTGACTTAGCATACTTGATGCCACCAGTGAAATAGCCCCAGCAGCGGCACCCCAGCCGATGGCGGCCAATGCAGTACCACCAGTGAAATAGACAGCCGCAGCGACAATTACGGCAGTTACAAGTGCTCCAAAAACATTACCTAATTTTCCCATTTTGTTTCCTTACTCTATAATATGTTCCATTTGATGGTAATTGGTGTAATTCGAAACCATCATGTGTGGCATTTACACCTAAAATTCTTTCACTTACCACTACTGCCATTACTAACGGGTTATCTGGACACAACCAAATATCACCATCAATTGGATATTCGATAACATCGCAGTATTCTTTAACTATTTCACCAGTATGATTCCATCCCTCTTTTTTAAGTCCCTCTATACCTTCTTTTACTGTCGTATAAGTCCTGTTTGCGATAGAAGTACCAGCGAATAAATCAATCACCTTCATTACTATTAAATTACAGTCATTAGTTCCATTCTTATGAGGGGTGTTAATTGACCATTCTAAAAGCTTCATTAGTTCTTTATGATTCATTATTTAAATTTCCATTCCTGTGACTGGTTAACTTGTCCAAGTAGACTGAAGTATTGATCACCCTTATAGTAGGATTGATATACTGAGTTAGCCGCCAATAGTGGTGCCTGTCTATCAAGTTTCTTATATACACTGTTAACATATATAGTCATTTCATTTGTCTTTTGATTTGGTTCTGCTGATGCCTGTATATAGTCAATGAATCCAGCAAATACTAACATCGAATCAAGAACTGTACTGTCCCATGGATTCAATATGGCAAGTCGTATGTTCATCTTCGCACCCTTTAGGAATCCCCCAAGAGCTAATGCACGTACTGTTTGATTTACATTCGTTACTTTGAAGTTGATAGCATCATTGTTTATGTTTTTGACTTCACTAATCTTAGGTAGTGAATTCTGGATTATTTCGGGAAAACTAATGTAGTTATTTCCATTAAGTTGTAAATCAATCAGACTATCAGTCCAGTAAAAGGCATTAGAACCAGTGGGAATAACATCATAACAAATAACATGAACACCAAGACTCATTATATCTGTTTCAGTAAGTACAGTTTTCGTTGTACCTCTGACAAGTGTCCAGTATTTCAATAAGTCTGAATTTGTATATAATGAACTATTCATTAGATGATGTTCTCCGTTGCTTTAAGTTGCATTCCCATTATTTTCTGTACTGGCAATGTATAATCATTATCAGGATCAAGAACTGCTTCAATCATGAGGTTGTTATATATGATTGGTTCATTTGCCTGTACTGTATTCTGTAATGCGGGGAATAGTGTTAAGGTTGTATTAGTACGGGCAATGATACGATATAGTTTCTTATGGTTTGTGAATTGAATTAGCTCACCAATTGCCATGGCATTAGTATTAGTGGTGATAACCCTCGAACCTTTAGCTACCATTGTATTACTTGTTAATGCTCCCTGTTGTGCTCCCCGATATGTTGAGAGGTGTCCAAGACTTAATGTAAATGGTTTACCCTGTGAGTGTTGTGAAATAAAGTTATTAAACTCACCTACATCTGCAACATTAAACCCTAATTGAAATTGTATTTGATAATACTGAATACCTGTACTACGCATGATACGCTGTCCCGTCCATGTCTGATTTGAATACATTGGCTCGGTACTTTTTAGTTGAAAGTTTGAAACCTTTATGTTTTTTGAAAAGACTGTCATATTGTCTCCTGAGTTCTTTTTATATTTACCAATGACCACATATTATGAATTACGTTTCTGGCTGCTTCGTATTGCCTGAGTGACACTATTTGAGTGTTTCTTTAGCATCTCCTGGAATTTGGCATCATCAGCGGCTACGTCACCTTGTATGATCAATGGTGCGTTAACAGTAATGTCACCAGCCGTTGAACCGCCTTGTTCCTGTTTATCAAGGAATTTAATCAAGGAACGGTTCGCAGAAGGCTGAATAACACGCTCACCTGCTTTCAGTACAAAAGACTTGTTGTCATAAGAACTTGGAAGTTCATCAACACCACCGTGGAACTGTCCAGAGGAAGCACCTTTAGCCGTGCTGATAATAGACATACCCAATGACGCAACCTGAGCATATGCCGCAAGAGACGCCGGGAACGGTGTCGCAAGTGCCTGGGCAAGTGCCGACTGGATTGAAAGGACTGTCTGAGCCATTGTGATGCCCTTGCTGATGGCAAATGCCGCCTGAGCAGCCCCAGATGACTCACCAAACGCCGCAGTCATACCATTAGTCAAACTCGTAGCAGCATCAGAGAAAATAGCTAACTGTGCCTGAGAGTTCTGGTTACTGATCGTGATGGCCTGTGCGTTGTACTTCGCAGTTATCTCTGCCTTACGCTTTTCATAGTCCTCATGCCCCTTAAGTAGCATGTCATTCTGTGCCAGTTCAGCATTCATTGCGGCGGTATTGTTCGTCTGGTCTAAAGCCTGTTGATCACTTGCGGCACTACTGAATGGGTTATCACCACTGATACGTTGATTCTGTTGATTAGCAAGATATGACTTCTGAGTATCATTCAAGTTACCCGATGCAATTAGATTGTTAGTATCATTTAAACCCTGATTTGGATCTGAATAACTAATCATGTCATTAGTCATTTGTAGACGTTTACCCGCTGAACTTGCCAACTGATCTGAAAGAAGTGCTTTCAATTGACTATCAGACAGACCAAGAGTTTTTGCAGAATTCTGAATTACCTTAACCAGTTCTTTCTGTTGGCGTTCAAACTCTGCCAATTGCCGTGCATTTGAATCAACTGTCATATCACTGATGGCTTTATCTAATACGGCCTGTGCCTTGATACGTTCATCTGCTGCTTTCTTACGAGCGGCAGCGGCGGCTTTATCTGCTGATTCTTGTTTCTTGCGTAGAGCATCAGCGGCCTTTGCTGCTTTCTCGTCTGCCAGTGCTTGATTCTGTTTAAGTACAGCTTCCTGTTGTTTACGGTTCTTTTCTGCGTCTTTTGAATCTTTAATCATCCCCTCAACATCACTCTGAAAATTACCAAGTGCTGTACTTGCCGCTGAATTAACTTCAAGAGCACCAACGTTAAACTGATCACGCATAAAGTTTGGGATAACACCATCACCACCGAATACAAAATTTTTAAATCCACTTTTTAGTAGGTTTGATAGCTTTGTTTGGTCCCAATCCTCATTCATAAAGTCATATAATGTGTTCAATTCATCAATAGTGGGTTTTATAAACTCATAAAGAAACTTCTGACCCTGTGGCAGTACATTACTAAGATTCGTATTGAATTTTTCGAATGATGCCGCAACGTCATTAGTAATCGTGACTGATTGACCGTGTATAGCGTTCATTGCGTCAGTAGCGTTATTGTACTCGTCAAGTACGCCAGCTAGTTTTGAAGTATCGGATGCGACTGATTCCAGTAAGAACTTCTGATCGGCAACAGTACCGCCAGCTTTCTTTAAGTCATAGAACATTTCAATAACCGATTGGATACCACCGTCTTTACTTGTGATATTTTTAACGTACTTCTGAATATCAAGACCAACTGACTTAAGGTCATCACCAATACCACCACCATTACGTAATGAGTCAGCGAGCTTGTCGAGTGTATCTTGGTTAATGTCTGCAAACTTCTCAGCACCAAGGCCAGTAGACCTAAATGTTTTCTCAAGTTGCTGTAGTTCTTCAACAGATAGACCAGATTGTTTACTTAACTGATTCATTTCCTTAGCAACGTCATTCAGTTTTAGAATGAGGCCACCTAATGCGGAGATCCCAAGTGTAGCCCCAGTACCGACAGATAGAAGTCCAGTGTTGAAGGAACCAAGACCTTTACCAGCCTTTGAGAAGGCATCACCAAGACCACCGCCGATTTTCTTACCAAATCCATCAATTTTCTTTTCTGAGTCATTGAGTGCTTTCTGTAAACCAGAACTGTCACCATCAATATTAATGCGAATGTTATTATTATTTGCCATTACTTTTCCCTAATGCCTGCTTCTTAATCATTTCACCAAGTGACCTAATATCATTAGCCTGTGTTTCTTGTTTTAATTTATTTTGGTCTTCTGATTTTTCTTTCATTGTCTTAGTTCTGTCATCAAGTACATTAAGAAAATCGAAATCCTGTACTTTTATCTTCTTCTTTGATTCAGCGGGAATATTTGAATTATTCACAACTGTATTCATGGCAGAATATGCATGATACAACATTTCGATTTCAGTACCCGATGGTTCTATACAAGAATCATATATCATCAACATATGTAGTATATCGGGATCAATTGAATTAAATTCTTCAGGACTTAGACCCCGCTTATTAACCATTTTACAAAAATACCATAAACTACCATCGGTTCTTACTTTTTTTCGATTTCATCCGCATTATCATCCGTGAATAGCTTTACCACTTCAGTAACAATAGTAGTAACGAATACATTATCAATTGATTGAATGTTAATACGCCCTTCAATGTCTTCATTCGAGAAGATTGGATCATTATTTTCATCTTTTACACAAAGAAGAATAATAGCTTCATTTGATTGTAGACATGCTTCAAAATCACGGGCTGTCGGACGATGTATGTAGAGAGTGACCCCCTCAATATCGAGTGGGTGTAATTTTGGTTTAAGTTTGTTTTTGATTTCTTCTAAATTCATTTCGTTTTCCTATAAAAAAAGGGAAGATATAAGTACCTTCCCTTTATTTACTATTATGCTTTTGGTAGTAGTCCAGATTCAATAGCACCACCATCTACTGCAAGAGTAAATGCCTTGGTTACTTGAGTATCTTTATCACCAGCGATAGTTGTACTTGATACGTAACAAGTATAAACCACGTAGAACCCAGTAGTGTGAGTTGCGTCTTCGTAATAACTTAAACGAATCTGACAACGTTTCTGGTCATCTGCTAATTGTTCTAACTTCTGATGTACTTCATTATCGGGTAGATAGTTTACGGTTAGTTCAATATCTGGGATTGATTTCGTTCCTAATAGTTTCCTATTGTATGCACTATTGAATGTTACTACATCTATTACTGTACTTTCAAAGCCTGAAGTAGTGAATGTACCAACTTCCGGTACTTCAACAAAGTCGGTTGCAAGTGTAGTACCATTAGTACCAACTTCTACCTTTAAATTCGCACCAGCGAAAATATCCATTGCCATTTTTTATTTCCTTATAAGGTTTTCAGGGGATTTCTTCCCCTGGTATGTTATTTATTCTTGTCTCATTTTATATATAGAATCTTCTGGCATCTCTACACGTAGATCAATCCAACGAGCATCTGGAATATTCATCGGTACTCCCGCAGTGAACTCGCCAGTTTCACCATCAAACTTTCTTTTATAAACTTTGATAGTTAATGCTTTAGATTCAGAATCATACTCAGTTTCTACAAAGCATAGACGATTACCGTTTATATCTTGTGGGATTTCGATAGTCCATCCATCATGATATAATCCTTCAGTACCGGTAATTTTATATACTCCGGTACTTGTACGTTCAGCATCTATACCCTCTGCTTCTGAGTTATATGCAGCACATCCAGACACTTCAAATCCATCTGTAAAACTATCCAACATCAAATCAACATCGTTTGTTAGTCGAATGATTGGGCTTGCTCTTTTGATAAAGTTATTAGTATCAACAGTAGTATTTCGGCTAGTCCACAATTCATAAACATATGCCGTAGTGGTTTGTGTACCTGCTGCTACCCTGACGCCATTACCGTTATAGCTCGCACCAATTAAAGTCCATGTATCAGCTGACCTTGCAAGAACCGATGCCGCATATGAATCATTGTATGTTGTGGATGTATTGTTACGAAAGAATCCACTTCCTGCGGTTCTTACATATGCCAACATCTGATCGGAGTTCATGCTAAAGCTGGCACCAGCAGAACCAAGACCATAATCACCCTGTAGAAGTACCGTTGACCCATTCACTCGTAGAGCACTACTTACAATAGTACATACACCCTGTCCGTCAGTGCTACTACCACCGCTGGATTGTATTCTTACATCAAAATCATTATCGCTACCTGAACTGTGCATATCAATAAATGTATTAACAGCATTCCCATCTATACGACCCATCTCAATACGTGGAAAGCCTGACGCTGAACCAATAGTTATCACTGAACCAAAATAATTATTAGTACCTAAAAATGTTTGTTCACCAGACCATGTATTAGTACCAGAAAGTAGCGGTACAGTTCCGCCAGCGGTTCCCTGGTTAAAGATTGCCGCACTACCAAGACCAAGATTAACGCGGGCTTGACTGGCTGAGTTTGCCCCAGTACCACCATTACCGATACCCAACGTTCCGAAAACGCCAAGATTCGCTTCTGCTGTACCATCGAAACTGGCCGCTGTAGTGCTACTAAGATTCGTTGCCATCAGTCTTGATGTCAGTAGTTTTGTACTGGAGGCTGAGTTACCACTTATGCTACCCGTAATTGTACTGCTGAATGCCTGTACACCAGACCATGTATTAGCAGCACTCAGTAGGGGGATAACAGTACCTGAAGTCCCCGTATTGACAGTTGCTGCTGTCCCAAGACCAAGATTTGTACGGGCAGTTGCTGCTGTAGTTGCTCCAGTACCGCCGTTTGCGATTGCTACGGTTCCAGTAACGTTACTCGCCGTGCCAGTGATAGAGCCAACGATAGAGCCTGAGAAAGTCTGTACACCAGACCAAGTGTTGGCGGTACTCAGTAGCGGAATGACAGCACCAGATGTACCAGTGTTAACGACGGCTGCTGTACCAAGACCAAGATTTGTGCGGGCAGTTGCCACATTAGCCAAATCACTAAGGTTACTTGCGATTTTGAGCTGTGCATCATTGGTTACATTTGCAAGCCCAATATCAGATTTAGATAATACAATATCAGTGCTAAGTCCCTTACCGTTTACAGTAGTTGTTTTAGATACATAATTATCACTAACTTCCGATTTTGAATATACATCAAGATTCGTTCTTGCGGTTGATACATTATCAAGGTCACTAAGATTACTTGCGATCTTTAATTGTGGTGCGTTAACTACATCACCAAGACCAATATCATGATTTGTTAGTGAGATGTTAGCACTCAACGGAATTCCATTAACAGTACGAGTCAAAGGAACGTATCGGGCATCCATCTGTGTTCCCGTATAGATTCGAGTCCATGCGGTTGACCCATTTTTAATGAATAACGCAAGTGCTCCTGCTTTACTAATACCAAGTGCGGAATATGAACCATTATCAATAAGCCCGATACCCATCATGTCGCTACCAAGTGGATTTCCACCCTGACTTGCTGGGATCTTAATGAATGAATTACCCGTTGCCACTACTGGTTGATATTGAGGTACGTCATCACCATTTGCACCAACACCAAAATCACCTTCATAAATTGGTTTAAGAAGTTCAATTGAGGTACTGCGTTGAACTAACTCAGTTGTACTGAATCGATATGACTTGGAGAGCACCTGATCTTTATCACCATTTACACTTGTTGAAACCAATGTACCATTTACTATGGCGTACTGGATTGATTCATCATCTTCATGATATTTTAAGATTACTTGGAATTCTGTTTGTTTATCTACCATGTTATCAAGAAACATGTGTGTAGTATTATCAGGCATGTAGTTAACAACGATTTCAAAATCATCAACTGCCTGTTCTGCCATTAGTTTTGTTGTATAGTCTCCATCATATGTTTCAATCTCAGAAGTGCTTGATTGAATGGAAAGTGATGGGAATGCGGCAATTGAATCAATCTCGACATTACTTGAGTTCTGTGGTGAACGATTTGCCACATCATCATTATATGAGATTGTAAAATTTATACCGGTGAAAATGTCCATTTTTGATGTCCTTATCTGGTTTTCTCAGTAACTTGAATATTTATAGAGAAAGCAATAGATACTGTTCCAGATACATGATCGGTAACAACATCACTCTGTGTATATGCGTATGAGATTAGAATTAAATTAGCATCTTTGAATGCAAGTGCTTTATTAGCATCGAAATTACTAATAATTTGATCGTATGTAATACTTGGTGCGGTATTACCAACTTCTGGATTTGGTGATACCACATATTGAATAGTAAAGTTACCAACCTGTCGTTGAGTACCAAATGTTATGCTATCCATTGAAAAATCAAAAGATGATTCAACAAAGATATCTACCTCTCTACCAGTGGTTAAGTTCTTCTTTCCACCAATTAAGGATTTCATTAGTTTTCGTACTTTTGTTACTAGTTCCATTAGTAATCCTCCGCGAATGATTGCCCTTCTTCAGTTCTGTAATAGACGTCTACCATTCCCGATAAATCATCAACAATGTTATAGACAACATAGTTAGCACCAGACACGGTAATTACTGAACCAATTGCTATTTTATGCGGTAGCATTTCCGATTGTTTTACTGTGAAATAACTCTCAACGCCCTGAACATAACCACCACCCGTTTCAATTGAAAATGGGGACGCCTCAACGATTGCCGTGAAGGTAGTCCCCATTGAGGTTGTAATAGTTTGTCCAAAGGCTTTTAAGAAGATATCAGCTTGTGAATCTTTAAAAGCCCTCATAGTGGATTACGCCAATTTAACTACGTAAAATGCTTCTTCGTGAGCTACAGCATGGTCGATGTATGCGAAGGTACGTAGTACGATGCCCTGTGAAGCACGTAGAGTAGTATCATCACGATCTACGGTTAGACCACCCCATGACGCCAATACGATATTGGAAAAGTCACCAAAGACGATAGAACCAGCTGCTACCTGAGTGGACTCAATAACGCGTACTGAATCAGCTAGCCATGCATCGAAACGGAAACCTTCGATCATGTACTTAGCGGCAGTGTTCGCACCAACAAGAGTAGAACGTAGAACCGCAGCGGTAGCAGGGTGTACAATTGCTACAACATCAGAGATAGGGACGTTAGCGGTCGCAAGTGCTGCTAGTGCTTCCTGAACATCTTCCTGAGTAGGAGCGGCAGTTAGGGTAGTGCTTGGAGCAGCGGCTACTACTTGTGAAAGGATTTCTTTCTCAAGTTTCAAACCAGCACCACGCACCATTGCTTTTTGTGTATAGCGTTCAGCAGTATCAGCAGATTTGATTAGGGTACGAGTTAGTGGTACTGAACCAGAGAATGTCTTAGGAGCAAGTACGATCTTTTCGTATGATGCATCAACTAGTGGAGAGTCAGCACCTTCTGCGATAAACGCAAACATCTGAGTAAAATCACTCGAAAGTTTTGGTAGAATTAAATTTCCTTCACCTTCAAGACCAGAGTAGGTTTGAATTGGTAGTTGAGCAAAGATTGAATTAGCACGTAGTACATCGATATATGAATCAACATATTGTTCTTTAACCAAAGCACCACCAGTAGTAGGGGATGTAGAGGTTGCACGTACTAATTGGTTTACTGGTACTTCAACACGAGCACCGTCAAAAGGTTTACCTTCCGCAGCAGCACGGATTAGACCATTGATTACAGATTTTTCCATTTTGTTATCCTTAACTTTTGGAGAATTGTTTTTGTTATTAAGTGAACGTTTAAAATCAGAGACGCTAATTCCTTTAGCGATTGCTTCTGATGTATCAATCTTTAGTACAGTACCAATAGATGTTAGTTCGCGTTTACGCTCAGTCTCTTCTTCTGATTCAACTTCAGTTTCTTCTTCTGATTCAACTTCAGTTTCTTCTTTTTCATCAACTTCGCGTGTTACTTCATTATTTACTTCTTCAGAACCTTCGATATTAGCAACCGACTCAGTGTCATCATTGACTACTTCAAGAGTTTCTTTAATATCATAAGATTCTTCATCTAGGCGGGTTTCTTCCATGCCTTCTTGTTCTTCCATGAGTCTTTCCTCAGTAATAGATTCTTCATCTTTATTTACTGATTCATCTTCATGTGCTTCATTGAGTTCTTCGACAAATTCTTCATCACGTCCTTCAGAACGGCCAATTGAACAATTAATATCGGCGGGAACTGTTACGAGACTTATCTCACTAGGTTCCCAACGTGTGACGATAATATTATTACCTTCAACACGATAATCATTAATGTTATATCCAACTGAGATATGACTTAGAATACCTTCTTCGATCATCGAGAACATTGTACTACCAAGCCCTACATTACTAAGGCGTAAGGTGGCACGACATACACGGTCAGCATCAATTGAGGTACTAACAACAGTGCCTAACAGTTTATCTCTGTCGTGGTTGAATAGAACGGCACCTTTATTATTAATGCGTTTTAGGTCAACACTTTGTTCATCACATAGAAGGATTTCAAAGTACAATTCATTTTCGATTTCACGACTAATAGGAGTTTCAGTTGCAAACGCTACTTCAATTTCACGTTTTTCTACATCAATTGCCCGTACTGGTAATGTCATCTCCCTCTGAATCATTTTTTTCTTTAGATTCAAATCCATTTGATTCTATTTCCTTTTTGTTATTTTCTTTTTCCTTTGCTATTTCTTCCAGAGTAATACGTGGATCACCACCCATTTCACTAATGATTTGAGTCTTTGATTTAAGTCCCGCATCAAGCATCATGATTTCGGCCTGAATGTCTTTTACTGGATCTAATGAAATTGGTTTAACTGGAATATAGCGAGCACAAATCAAATCATCAAAGTCAGAAAAGGAAAGGTTTAATCTATTATTATTTAGCATTTCATTTTTAAGCCATGCTATGTACATCGGCTTGAGTACTTTACTGATTAGTAAGTTTGTTCGCGTGTGGAATGTAGTAGCCTGGAGACGTTCTGCCAATTTACTTGCTGAGAATGATGCATCAGCAGTGCTTCCCATTAGTGATTGTTTAGTTACGTTCAGACCCATTGAAATCTGATCAAGTAGTTCTGAGGTAAATTCACCAATCCGATCTACTCCGGCCTGTGGGTTTACAGTTTTGATATCTTGGTTCTTACCAAGTTCAAAGATTGCCCCTGCTTCAAGGTACTCAGTATAGGTAGCTGTAATATCGTCTTCTCCAGCTTCTAGTTCTACTCCCTCCGTTTCACTATTATTATTAGTAATGAATGCGGTTGTACTTGCTGCCACACGTTTGGCGATTAATGCCGCTTCAGTGAAGTTCTTAAGGTCTTCCATCGTTTTGCTTGTACTAACGCCATCAGGAATACCACGTTCTTGTCCCATCACATCGGGTACAAAGTAATGATAGATTTCACTCGCTGGGATTACTTCAAATGCAGTAGCGTCATAGGTATAGGTTATTGGATTATAGATACAAAAGTTATAGTTTACTGGTTTGTGGTACTGGTCAAATTCGATACCATTGCTGATATAGTTGCCATTGTCCAACCATTGATTATTTAACTGTGTTAGTCTCGCCCCGTCCATTATTTCTAATTTGACAGTACCGTTAATGTTGTGAATTCTAATGAAACATTCACCATCTTGTACGCGGATCTTTTCAATTGTTTGTTGGAAAATATCGAATGTCATGGAACCGTCGAGACTAAAACGATCTGCATCATAAGCCCAACGATCAAAACGTTTTTCGAGTTTCTTTGCTAGTTCATGACGTTCTTCAGAATCCATATATTCTAGTTCTGGAGCTGGTTTCACGTATACGCCCGTAGCACCCACAACGCCGTCAACCGATAACAACATATATTTGCGGGCGATTGGATTGTGTAGGCTGGCCGTGCGGCTTGTATTACGCCAATCTGACAAGAACCAGCGGATCATATTGTTCAAGTTTCCCGAACCAGTACCGGAAGTAAATCCAAAATTAATAACTGGTGAACTCATTCCCCGAACGGCCTGAAGGTCACGCTTTAAGGTCTGAGGCGGTCTGTTATTGAAATGTTGAGTACGTTTCTTTTCCTGCTTCTGTGCTGGTTTTGGTGTTAAACTCATTTTTCTTTTTTGCGTCATTATCGAGTTCCCCAACGATTTGGATATTTTGGATCACGGAACACTGTCACGCTCTTAAATGGACGACCATTATCATTATATGGTTTGTTGTTCATTGAAGCCCATAATGCATTTGCTCGTTTAATATATCGATTACGCATTGTTTCAAGACTGGTTAGTGATTCACTAATTAATGTTTTATTATTTATGGTTAATGAATAAACACCACCACCCCTTACCCTCGCATCAATAACTGAGTCAATATCTTTGATCATTGCCATTAGTTGCGAATATTCTTCCGTTGATTTTGAGGGATTCACAATCTCACTAGTAAAGTTTGATGCACTTGAGGTATTAGTATTAATCTGAATACAAAATAACTTTTCGGATGGTGAATCAATTTCAAAAGTTATGACTGAATCGGTTTCGGTATCAGTCATATTAGTTAGTGTAACACTGTTACCAGTGCTCAAATAGTTAACGATAAGAGTTGTAAAAGGTGGCAACTTTACAGTGTGATCATATGGCGATGTGGTCATATAAATCTTTTCTGGTAGTAAGTTTGCCATTTTATTTCCTTATTTTCCGAACCAATTACTCGACTGTCTTTGTCGTCTTATCGATTGTTTCGGTTTAGTTTCTGTTTTATTTATCACTTCTTGTGTTACTGCTTCTTTAGTAGTAGCACGGTATTCGCGTAGTTTTCTATATGGTTGTGTAGTATTCATATTACTAGTAACATATTCGCGAGCTATTAAGGCATAGTTCATACAGTCCAATGCCTCATTACGTTTCTGTCCTTGTTTCAACATCCACTGTAATTTACCCCCACGCGGTTTTAGAACTTCGGATGTTAACTGTTCAAAGTAATCATGTGGCAGTGAAGAACTAAAATGAAGTTGAGTAGTCGCTAGTTCTGGTTCTTCAGATATTGCAAAGTTTAGTAACTTGCGTATCGTCATTTTTCCTTCATGTACGTTCAAGATCTGTAATGGATAATTTGCCTCTTTAGATTTCTTGAATAGTGGTGAAGTTGTTGATGATGATCCTTTGATTGCGTGGTACTTCGACCAGCGACGACAAAACGCTTTAACGGTCTGTGTGGCATTACCATTACTGGAGTCAATGAAGTTAGCAAGGAACGGTACTACACGCCCTGATGGTGTCTTAAATTCCTGTCTTGAGAACTTATCAAGTGAAGCCCATGCTGATGATTCAATCTTGGTACAGTCATGTCCATAATGTAATGTATGATCAAGTACCCAAACGTTCTTTTCATCAAAGGCAATAGTAGTAGTCTCAAGTTGATGTAATTGTTGATCGGTTGCCTGTATAATTCCAAGTGCTGTTTCGGGAATATTATGTAAGTTAATATCATCACGGCGTAATTGTTCAAGTGCCAGTACATCTAGGTCTTTTTCATATTCGTTTTCGTACACCTCTGCAAGATCATTATTATAGAATGTCTGAAGATTGAATGAGAACATTGCATCCGCAAAGTTACTAACGATTGATTGGATTGAATTCAATGGTGAATTAAGACGATTTATTTGATATCCAACTACACCCTTTTCCCCGTTTGGATTTGTCGCAATCCATCTACCAGCGTTTACCATCTGGTGTCTTGTGTGTTCATCAATTTCTTTTTCACAGTGTGGGCATAGTAGTTTTGCAGTAGTTGAATCTGGAATAGCTCGACCATTTTCAATCTGTTTAAAATCGAACTTGACCTGTTCCCATAGTAAACGGTACTCATGACCACATTCATGTGTTACGTGCCAGTACCGCTGATCACTGAGATTAAACTCGGCGTTAATTAGATCATTTTTGAATAGTGGTGTACTGGCTACGACTATCAATGAATCATCACCAAATGTACTTACGCGAGCTTCGGCTAGTTTAATGGGTGAACCTTGTTCGCCAACTTCGCAGTTACTCACTTCGTCGAGTAGGACACACTTTGTTGTAATGCCTCGAAGGTTTCCAGGTGTGTTCAAGTTCAACCAGTAAATGAATGTTCCATTTTTAAGTTCTGTTTGCTTTGCGTTGTTTGCTGCGTCTTTGTCTTTCTTATCTGTTATTAGCTGTGAAAGTACGGGCGAAGTTTCAACGGCTGGCATGAATTTACCAAGTCGGAACTTCTTAATATCATCAGCACTTGAAGATGCAAATGCGAAACTTGCAGGATCATTTGCCATTATATTAAATGCGATTGCTGTCATGCATTGAGTTTTTAATAACTGCGAACATGCCTGAATCACTATCTTACGTGTTGAACGTTCCTGAGCGATATCCATGATCTCGCGTTGAAATGAAAATGGGATATAATCTAAACCCATAGACGGCCCGTCAACTAATTTAACTACTCCCTGTGATATCCACTCACTCGTCTTTTGTATCTTCGGTGGCTGTATCGTCGGTAATACTTTCTTCAGTAGTGTCGTCAGTTTGTTCTTGTTCTGGTTCTTCATGTTCTAAGATATCCATATCTTCTGGTAATTCGAATTCCATATCCCCAAGTTGGTATAAAGTTGTATCGATTACTTCTTTTAGTTTGTCCCGCAAATCCTTTGCGTCAGTCATTGCAAATAGTTCAAGGTATATTTTATTTGGAATTGAACGTACTGAAGTTTTGACCTGATGTAGATATGCTGTTAATACTTGTTCTACGTAGTCGGTACTCACTATGTGGCCTTCTTTAATATTTAATTCCATTTGAATCAATGCTGTTTCTGCTGTTATCTTTTCAAGTTTTTTATTTTCAATTTGTTCTTTTACATCAGTGTTACGCAATGCATCCATGATGTTAGTACGTATCCAAGCGTTGATTTCAATTTCAGACTTAGTACAATCAAGTCCTCGGGAAACCCAATCACGACTTATTACACTAACGTCATAACCATAACGCTTAGATAGTTCTGAGTAGTTAATTGTTAGTTTAGTTTTGTATGTCATTTATTAATTACCAATAATATATTTATTCACTTAATGTGAATATTTGTTATGATTTGTTTATATTTTCTACATATATATCAAACAAAGCGTGGCCGAAAACTCGCCTCGATTGGGATCGGCTGGGGGAACCTATAGAAAAGTAATTTAAATTCAATGGTTTATGGCTTTTTTCATAATCTTTCACTTCAATCTAAGTGAATTCACTTTATGTGAACATTAAATGATTATTCATCCATCGCTATAATATATTTGATAGTGTGATAGTCACATATAGGTACTGACAGTATTGAAGACTCATTGACGATCTCATTGAGTAGTTCAGCCATCTCATTCAGTCTTCTCCGTTCTGTGTATTTATAGCTGTCGAGAGTCTCAATTGGATATGTCCAACGTCCCACGGTGTAGGAATGATCCTTGACCTTGTAAACGTTCTTGTATGCGATTATGAGAGCATCAGGATGTATATCTATGCGGTAGCCGTCAGTGTGAATTGAAACGTGTAGGAGTGTGTCTGTGCTGTTTGGTGTGTATCCACGGCGTTCACCATCGGGTGTGATGTGCGTGGTTCCATTGCGGTAGTGTCGGTAGATGTTCATGCGTTTACCTCACAGCGTGTATGAAGTATTTAGTCAAAAATTAAGGGGATTATTCGAGTTCTCCAGTACTGATGTACGCACCACTTCTGGAGCGTTCCTGTAAAACGAATGGAGATGGTGTAGAACTGTCGCCCTGCGTGAAGTTGCATTAGCTCCCCATCAATGATGGCGTATGCAGGGCGACGATCGAAGTTTACTGACTTTTTTGTATGTACTCAAAGTTCTTAATGAAAATTATCCAGATTTTATACAACACCCCATCTTCACTACTCCTGCTCTTTATGGTATCAATGTTAACACTCAAGAACAAAGCCAACTGCTGAAATGAAAATCAATCTGTCTAAGATATGGAACGTCTTCTTCAACGCGTTAATTGCATGCACTCTACTACTTTGTTTATTTATGATGACTAAGTACTTTTTTTTCAAAGATAATAAACAACTCGAACTAGGAAATCTCAGCGACTGGGTTAGTAGTTTAAGCACTCTCGGCACTCTGGTTGTGGCATACAAAGCATTTAAGGCAGCTCCAAATTGGTTATCACAGAAATTTGATGAGGAATCTTTACAAACCGGGCTGTCCATAAACAGCATTATAGAAAATGAATATAAACATGCCATTATTAAAATATCAAACCATTTCTTCAATAACAAAATGAGTGACGAAATACATGCACTGCACTATCACAACACCTTAATAGATCCCAAAAGAATTGATAGAGTTAATGAGTCGCTAATAAAAATTAACGATTACATAACGAATAACATTTTTACTGACATTTCTAGAGTCAGTGCTAAGCTGGATAGTGAGCTTACTAAACTAAACATGTTGGAATGGAATATCACACCAGAAAAAAACATCATCCTTAATTCCTTACATGAAAAAATAAATAAAATCAAAAAAAACGAAAATGACTACAAATTGCTTCTTTCAGGCATATTCAAACATACAAGCACCGGCTTGTTCGACTATAAGACACAAAAGAATGAAATTGATAACTTAGTAAATATCCGTGATATGCTTATTTCCTTAGAAAGGGAAGAAAATATACTTACACGAGAAGTTTTCGTATACATCAAGGAATATGGAAGAACTAAATCTTTTCGTTCATATTTTCATAGAATAATTGAGTAGGAGGTAACTATGCCTTGGTACGAACATTGGTATGACTATACAGGTACTTTAGCAGACTGGGCTATGGCAGGGTCTGCTTTAGGTGCTTACTTCCTTGCTCGTGATTACTTTTCTGATATAGCCAAAAAAGATGGGTATGAACTAATAAAAAAACTTCATTTAGAATTACTACCCAGCCTTAAAAATAACAATACAATTACCAGTATTAACGTTCTCGATTTCGAGGTGCATTCATACATAAATGGAGGCGTTGGTGTTTTTGATGAAGACAAAGATGGTAATGGTAATAGCAGACTACGTTCGAGCTTGCTCTACGACCTTAATACTTTAGAACGTCAGCGGATAGAAAGCATCAGACTTGAAAGAGAAATTAATGAAATTATTGAATCTTTGGAGACATTTGGTTGGTATATGGTAGAAGAAAAGAAAATTGTTTTGTTAAACTTACTAAAAATAACCGATAATCTTTTCTCTCATATTCATGCTATTATAATTTACCTAAGAGAAATACTTTCTCGTGAAGCACCTAAATTTTTACCATCTGATGATAATCAGATATTTTCAAATTATGATCCCAGCAACAGCAATCAACCTCTATACCTTCAAAATATTGAAGTAGTGAGTAAGAAACTAATAAACGCCCAAAAGATGATCTATAATCATGAAAAGAGTACACCTTACGACCAAGCAATCTCTGCACTAGATTTTTATTTCAAGGATGGGAAGCATCTTAAAAAATTCTTCATATATAAAAGATAATAATTTGAGATGAGTTTTCAATTGAAATGAGTCACAAGGAAAATATAAGTGAAGTTTTTAAGTTTCAAATTCATAGTCATTCTTTTGATAATTATTCTATTGTTCCCTGTTTTCATTGTTTCTATTTTTCTCGTTAAAAACAGCGTCTTCCCTACATGGGAGGGTGGTAATTTGTCCGATTGGGCTAGTATTTTAACAAATATACTTCTTCTTATTTTAACTTTCAAAATATCTCAAAAAGCTAACAATATTTTCAACAATCAACGTGATCAAGAAGCTTTTAAAAGAGGATCGGATTTCCTTGATGCTGTTGATTTTATTTACGATAAATCAGTGCTACTACCAGATCGCATAGAGAATAATATAAAAAGCATTGCCGAAGCTAATAGTAATAATAATTACAATAATATATCTCTTGACTCTGTACTTAAAAACACCAGTAAAATAATGTCTGAAATTTATAGTTTGAGATTAGAGGTGTCCGGGCAAATTAAAAAAAATGATAGACTTCACCGCTGGGGTCTACAGAATAATTATAAAAATCAAATCAAAGAACATCTTACTTACACCTCGAAATACCTCGATCTATTATATTTAATTTGCCAACATAACTACTACGATAATTTTAATATTGATACCACTGACATTTATGATTATTCGAAGTACACTCAAGAAAAAACACAATTAGAAAGAAGGATAAATGATTTCATTGATAGTTACTCTATTTTTTCAAATTTAGAACTGAATAAAATATTCACAATTAATCATTAAGGACATAGATATGCCCCCTTGGTACGAACATTGGTATGACTACACAGGTACTGCATCTGATTTAATGATGGCAGGTGCTGCCGTTTTTGCTGCTTATCGTGCTTACAAATGGCTCCATGACAAATCTTCATTAAACCACCTTGATACAGCCCACAAGTTTGCTTTAGAGTTCGAAAATAAATTATGGGAAACTAATAAAAAGATTTTTTCTGATGTGATTACACGTCGTGAAATTATTCGAGACATAGGCTCAGACCTATCAATTAATGAAGAAAGCAAAATTAAAATACAAGAAATACTATTTAACAGCCCAAGAGTTGAAGTTGAAAATTATGCTTCACTAAAGAATCATAAAATGATGTTTGAACGGTATAGTATAAAGTGTAGTATCAACCTATCAAATATTTTAGAGGAATTGTTAGATTATCGCTCCCAATATACTAATGCGTATAATGAATGGTTAAGCAATCTTTTAAAGTATAATCTTACTAATTCTCTTCTTGAAGAACATCTTGATGAATCTGATATAGTAGTATATTATAAAAAGATCGGAAATCTTTTCGAAAATAAAATAGTAAAAATAGGAATAGAAAAGGATTATTCATTTTCATGATCAATAATATATTTTTTTATACATTAGTAACTATACCTTTCATCTACTATCAAACACGGCGTGACCGACGAATACCCTCGCACAAAAAGGGGCATGATAACGGCTTAGAATGAGTATATTAAGATCATAGGATCTTAGTGGGCACACCCCATTGTATTATATTATAGAATTACTTATAAGGGGGTGTGCCCACTTGTTGATAACTATTCTCAACAACTCATTATGCGGCTGTTCTCAGTACTGCAAGCTTGGCTTTGAAGTCCATCATCGGTAGTAATTCTGGTTCGCTTCTGACCTCCAGAGGCACTGACTTCTGAAGGACAACCCCCGATAGGGTGTAGTCAACAATCCAGTAGAACATAGCCTTATCGCCTTGCATTCGCCTACGCTGTGAATCAATCCTGATGTACTTTTGAAGTATCTCTTTTGACTTGCCCTTCTTAATCACGATAGTACCGTTACTGTTATCAACATACTGTTTCCACACGACATTAGCCGCCATGATTTGTACATCACGCATGAACAAGTCCTTAAGCACCTTTTGTACTACCTGGCTTACCAAGGCTTCCAAGGTAGCCTTGTCAAACTCCCCTCTGATGTTGTTAGCACTCACGTAGTCCTGTATGAACTTACGCATAGCATTATCATGCTCAATGTAGTTGTTATCACTCCAGACCTTTTTGATGAAGTCTTTGTCAGCGATCACACCTTCAATTACCTTCCTGACATCTTCAGGACGTAGGCCATTTTTGAGCAGTTTGTTAACAGACTCACGTACTACATCATAATCCTCAGATTCTCCAGACTTCCTGAAATCACCAGTATCAAAATCTTCTGCCAAACCTTTAAGTACCTCAACATACTCGGCCTTGGTAGCTTCTTGTGCTTTCTTCAGATCCGCTTTGAGTTCCTTCGCATCGTCTTTGTTCACTTGAACAACATCTGGCATTGCAAAGACAAAGTTGTATTCCTGACTCATAACCTCAGTGAAGAGATTCATATCGTTGCGGTACTGCTTCTCACGATGTTTATAGTACTGCCAATCAATGAAGATACTGTTTACTACATACTTCTCCAATGCCTTGTCATAGATGATCCCAGAACCCTTCATATCGCTACCGTAATTGTTACGGTAGATATTCTTGTAGATTTCTGTCTCGAATGAATCAAACCTGTAGTTGACAATCTTACAAAAGAGATCACTGTCATTCTTCAATGCTTCGATATCAAATGGTTTAGCATCAATATGAGTATGATCATTTGTATAGTAGTGAACTACTTTTAAATCATTAATATTACGGAAACGATTTGTGAACTGTTCAATGCTATCTGGGTCACGGCTTTGATAGATGAAGACGTTAACCTGCTCAAGACTATCCTCGATACTCAATCCTTCACGAATACTGTCAGTACCGATGATTAGATCATAATCGTGTTTTACATACTCCCCATCGATCATGCCGTCAAAGGTCATCGACTTGGACTTATAGAACTGCTGAACCTTTGGATCATTTTTGACTTCAGAACTAACTACCAAAGCTTTCTCGCCATACTGTCTCTGGATACGCTTACACAGCTCAATATCATTAATCAGTGCTATGCCTTTAGTACCCTTAGAGAGCAATATACCCTGCTCTACGGCCTTCTTCATATCATTTAGAACAATGTGCTGATGCAGTTCTTTACGTGCCTTAGAGGGCTTCCTGACGCGATATACGCGGTCTATTTCTACTGAGCTTAAGTACTCTTCCCTGGTTGTCCCACTCATCAGTACTACGCTTTTGAACAAGGGGATCATTTTCATAATGTCATTTATTACTGATTCCTTATAATCCATATCCGTATACAGACCGTGACACTCATCAATAACAAGTGTTTGTGTTTTGAAGATAGACTTATCCTGTGCGTGTAGTACCTGAGCTGCTTTTCGGTTCCATGTACTGACATCTTTACCTTCGATACTGCTTACGATTGATACCAGAGGAGCGATGAAGTGAACATCATCTAACTGGCTAAAATATGTACTCTTCCCCGTCCCCACATCAGCTATCAGAAGTGTTACTCCAGTACTGACATCAATTTCACCTGCGATATCACTTAGATATTCTTTTTGGGTAAGAACCCATTCTTTCGTATACATATAACTTCCCTATTATTTTTGGCTTCCTGCCTGATATTTACTTATAAAATGCGATCATCTTGCTCAACTAATGAATTCATTGCATCTATGAACCTTTTGTAACTAACCTTCGAATAGTACCCCTTATGTTCAGACGCCAGACCTTCTGTCTTGTACGCTTTGAACCATTCTGGTGTAATGAATACTTGAATGGGTTCTTGTCCTTTAGTTTCCTGTACAGACGTCATAAACCATTCATTATCGATATAACACCACCTCAAACGAATCTCTGTGAACATTGCCATTCCATAAACTATCCCATTATCAAATATTACTAAATTATCTTTCAT